CTTGACAGGCTGAAATAGGCAACTGAGCTTCTCAGGAAACTCTGCCCTTTTGATTGATCCACTGACTTCACTCATTCAGGTTTTTCAGGCTGCACAAACGTAACTTGGATGCCCGTCAAAGGCTCACCGTCCGCGCCTGTAACTTCTTGTTTAACAGTTTCAGACCAACGCATCTGCGCTTTAGTCCACCATATCAAACTTGTCGTGTCTCCGGCTACAGCTTTAGAAAATAGCGTTTTAGCGATCTGTCCGTTGGCTTTAGCTTTACCTGTGTCCAGTTCAGCGCGGTAATACTTTCGCAAAGTCTTGTCATCAATACCGACCAAGATGGCAATTTGCTCATGGGGCAAGCCTAAACCACTGGTGCTTTCAACCAGTTTTTTGCTTTCGTCCGTTGGTATATGTTCGCGGTTCATTTTATAAAGGGGAATTTACCCAAATGTTACACAATTTCGGTTACATCCGTCAACAATTCGGCTTTTTTGCCTGTGAAGTCTTCCCATCGCTTTACTATGACATCGCAATACTTTGGGTCTAGTTCCATCAAATATCCAACACGACCGTTCTTTTCGGCTGCAATCATAGTTGTACCACTACCACCAAAAGAGTCCAACACAATGTCGCCACCCTTTGTATTGTTAAGCATTTGATACTCAAACAAAGCCACAGGCTTCATGGTTNNATGCTCACCGTTGCGAGAAGGCTTCTCAAACTCCAAAATAGTTGTTTGTTTGCGGTCGGTAGCCCAAAGATGTCCTGCCCCTTCCTTCCACCCATACAAGCATGGTTCGTGCTTCCAGTGGTAATCTTGACGTCCCATAACCATGCTGGACTTCTTCCAAATTAAGCATTGACGTACTTTCCAGCCTGCGTCTTGGGCTGCGCCTCGAAAGTTATAGCCTTCTGAATCTGCGTGCCAAATATAAAAAACAGCGCCAGCTTTCATTACGGCATCAGCGGCAACGTAGGCATCGCGCAAGAATTGACGGAATTGATCATCGCCCATACTGTCGTTTTGAATTGTGAGGCTTTCTTTGGTTTTACCCTCATACGCAACGTTGTAANGCGGATCTGTCAACCACATATCCACGGATTGACCACCGCATAAGCGTTCTAAATGCTCAATACTTGTGCTATCACCACACATAAGGCGATGTTTGCCCAATTTGTAAATATCACCAGGCTTAGTCTTTGGCTCAATCGGTATGGGCGGAGCTTCATCCTCATCCGTCAAACCAGCATTTAACTCAATTGGAGTTAATGCCTCAATCTCATCAAGGCTAAAACCAGTTAATTCCATATCAAAACCAAGTTCAGCTAATTGGTCAAACTCAATCTTTAACATATCATTGTCCCACCCTGCGTTTAGCGCCAGGCGGTTGTCGGCAATGATGTAAGCCTTCTTTTGGGTTTCGGTCAGGTCTGCCAGTTCTATTGTGGGAACTTCTTTATAGCCGAGCTTACGCGCAGCCATGAGGCGACCATGCCCCGCAATGATGCCATTGTCACCATCCACCAAGATTGGGTTAGTCCAGCCAAACTCTTTAATGCTTGCCGCTATTTGTGCCACTTGCTCATCGCTGTGGGTGCGGCTGTTGTTTACATAAGGAATTAGCTCTGTGACCAGTTTTTGAGTAATTTTCATTTATGACTGCTGCACTTCTTCAACGGTGCTTGGTTCCAGTTGAGTCAACCACCATTGGCAGTCTTGAATTGCGCCTTGGATGGCTACAAGGTTGACTTCCATGCTTTTCTGCTGGTTAGTCAAGTCGGTGATACGGTCTTTAATCTGTTGTTCGGTCATGATTCTTCCACAAAGCAAATGTCTTGCCAACTCATTTTCAGGTGGCGTTGGTTGTTAATGTTGATTTCCTCAAACTTCAGGTATTCGTCCCCGTAGTCCTTGGCGAGCGTTCCAAAATATACCTTGTCACCCACGTTTAAGCCTTTTTTAGCCGCATCTGGGCCAACAGCTACCACATGACCCACAGAATCGGCTTCTGCGGTTTGTATATACAAAGCACTCTGGATTCGTTTTTCCGGCTTGACAATGATCTTGTCGCGTAATGGCGTTAACTTCATTTCACCACCCTTGGCCTTCCACGTTGCTTTTTTACAACAGGGTCTGTAACGGTGATGGTGAATTCTTGGTTAACTTCTACCGGAGGAAATGCCGAAAACTCNCCNCATANTTCNGTATGGTGGCGGTTTTGGTATGTCGGATAACGCCTGCAAACTCCCATTTGACCGTGGTCTTGGAAGTGGCGGCAGGCTTTACAATTCTGGTCAGCCAAATCAACTCCTTGATAGTTGGTNAGGTTAGAAACCCGCAGTCATGCACGACTGCGAGGTTTCGCTATTAGCGGTAGGCTGCGCGGGTATGCGTGTAGCAGATACCAGAAGAACGACCACCGTCAAACTTTTTGTCTGCGCCAGTTGCGTCTTCTTTACCCATTGCCACACCACCGACCAGCTTGGCTTTGCGCTCACCAGTCATGTCAGAAGCGGTTGCACCCTTAGGTGGGGTTGCACCAGTGACGCTTTTAACGCCTTTGCTTGAGTCCATCTTGCCCATGATATTTCCTTGAAATATGGTTTGAGGCGAAAACGCCTTCAGTTATTTTACACGAATTCGCCATTCACGTTCATTTCTGCCAGTGTTTGACTTTACTTTGTTGCCTGTTTGCTCAATAAACCCTAGACGTTCCATTTCACTGAGCCGCCTGGCAACCTGATTGGGGTCTAACCTTGTTTTGTTGGAAATCCCGTCCTTGCCAAGCGCACCGTGAAGGATCAAGCATTCAATGATCTCGGTGTAATGGTCAGGGACTTTATCTTTAATTGAGTCTGCTGCTTCATAACTTGTCACTGGGTCATCTTTCCTTACCCTTGGAAACAAGGTAAGAGGATGACCACCAAAAATGTCTGAGAGTTTCATAATTTGTCCTTTGTTAGTGGCAGACGTTGACCTAATATCCGATGGTCTGCCAGCACCTGTTTCATCCGAGGAGATCGGTTAGGTCATGTTTAAAAGTTTATATCGTCTTCTTTAGGAAAACCATCTTCTTTTGGCCTTGGATCGTTAACGTATGCCCAACCCGACCAACCACCTTCCATGACAGGAGTAACGTCAATTTTGAGCATTTCCCCGTTTTTGGTGTCAATGATTGATCCGATACGGGTATATCGGTTTTTTTCTTGGCCTTGGGCATTTGTGTATTTGCCTGTGATGACCGAGATTTCTTTAAGCAGTTTTGCCATGTTTTCTTTCAAATAAATTCATGTTGTTTACCGATTTCACGGCAGATTTCTTCAAAATATTGCCTTGCGGCTTCTACCTTAAATTTAATCTTTTCCTCTATTGTCCGGTCACGCTCGTAATGCACAAGCGTTACCCGCAACTCTGGAATGATGTGGTCAACAGAATGTAACGACTGTTCTTCCCACTTCATCAAATCTTCTGGAGTGCTAACCAAGCAATAAGCAATCGTGGCTTTAGGTTTATCCCAGAGCCACATATACGCTCGTAATTGCATTTCATAACCTTTGTCTTTGCCTTGGTCAGCCAGGACAGGAAAGGTGGCAAGGCTCCAGCTTGATTTAATGTCAATAATAGAATCCTCTGTCACAATGTCGGCCTCTCCGGTAATCCAGTCATTTGTTTTGCGTTCTGTGTTCTTGACAAAACTTTTAAGCAAAACAGAGCCAAGCAAATCAATTGATTGGTTTTCAACCCGCAAACCTTTTTCGGTGTATTTAGATGAAAACGGTTCGTCATAGCCGTAGATGATTTCTTTGGCTATCTTGGTGATGGCGGTCTTTGCGCCTACTGAAAGCACTTCATCTTTGCTTTTTGGGTCGGTCATAATTTCCGACAAACTGGATGCTCTAAATTTAATTGGATTCATTTGACCCCCATTAGCGCAAGAATTGAATTGACTGTTTTTTGGTCATAATACCCAGAACACTCTATTTTTCTATAAGGTGGGTTGCCAACATTAGTAATTTTCACGTTTATTAAAAATTTGTCGCCGTTTTTTGTTGGGTCGGGTACGTCCATCCGAATTGTTGTCGGTTTCATAATTTGCCTTTCATTTTGTCTTTTGCTGCAATAATTTTCTTTTGCCAATCAGGTGAGCCAGAAGCATACGAATAAGCCTTGATGTAGGCTTTCTTCAGTTCATCTTCTGTTGTTGTGGCCTCAATAGCTGCCAAATGGTCAAGCATTACGTTTAGATCAATATCTGGCAATGGTTCAACATAATGGGTTTGTGCGTCAGCATCGTTATCGCCTTCGGTGGGGATTGCAAACGCTTGAAAAGCCGCATATTTGTAAGCCGCTGACATTGCTTTGTTGGTTGCTTTGTCTCCGCTGTCCATTGCCTCACCAAAAGTCTTTACAGTGTGCTTAGAACCGTCTTCAGCGCTTACAAAATCAAACTCTGCCTCTACGGTCACATAAAACAAATTTCCACCCTTGGCGCTAATCCTGTCTGTGCATTCACGCGACAACATTCTAGGCAAGATGCACAAACCGTGTTCAGCCAGCAAAGGGCTAATGGCGTTATACACATCATCAATGCCGCGAAATTTATAACCAGAACCTTGAGAGTTCACACGGTCTTTTGAAATGCCTGTTTTGGACAGCGCCAACTGGATAGCATTGATTGCTTGATAAACTTTCATAATTTTCTTTCTACTTTTTGAGCCAATAATGCTTTATCGCCAAGCAACCGAACAGACCGCACCCAAGCGCGGATGTTGTGTCGGGCAATGTCGCGTGGAACGTCATAGATGCACCACAGTTCACGGGCGCGTTTGAGGATGGATGTGTTCATTAGCCCCTCCAAGCCAGCAAGATGGCAAACACCGCACCAATGGCGATGGCGGCTAAACAGTCAATGATTTGGTCTTTCATAATTTGTCTTTCGTAGGGGCCGAAGCCCCGTTTGGTTTAAGCGTTTTCTACGTTTCCGTTAACGTAGACAACAACATTCTTGCCGCTAGGCAAATGAACGTTGCAAGAGACTGCGCCAGACTCAGCTTGGAGGTAGCGAATTACGGAAGCGATAACTTGAAAATCTGTCATTTCTGACTCCTAAAAGACCCCTGCGGAATTGCGTGGGGCATGGGTAGATTATAATCCAACTTATACGATAGCAACCATCTTTTCCAAAAAAAATGCAAAAATATTTTTTGTTTTGTTCCAAACCATCGTGATAAGTGCGCTTATAATGTAGGGATGGAAAAATCAACAGCTATCAGGCTTGCTGGCAACCAGACAAAACTGGCGGCTATTTTGGGCATTTCACAGGCGGCAATTGCCCAATGGGGCAACGATGTGCCTGTGATGCGTATCTATCAACTTAAAACACTGCGACCAGAATGGTTCAAGAACGAAAAAAACGCATCTTTGCCGCCTTCACTGACGGACACAAAACTACCAATGATTTGATGCGTCAATTTGGCTTATCCAAGGGCCAAGTCAATCTATGCTTGCGGGAACTGGTTGCAGAAGAACTGATAGATGTCAAAGGGTTGAACCCATTGCCCCGAGGCTTTGGCAACAAACGCATCTTTGGTTTGGCTGTCAAGAAAAAAGCCATCAATGCGTTTGATTGGCGCAACTGGGAAACGCAATGCCATCAGTCCAAGCGGGAAATTGCGTACAGCAACAGCCTGTTTGACAAACGGAACGACAGTCGCGTGATTGTGTACAGCAAGGCGTAAAAGGTTTATAATGTTTTGAAACACGGCTAGATACGAAGTCATGAGCGTATCGAAAAGCGAACTCCCCGCCTGCCGAGGTTTCTTTTCTGGGAGATTTGCGGAGATGCTTAAATGCACTATTACCAATTCAACATTGGCGACTATCGGTCAGCCACGGCTCATCTGTCCAACGAAGAAGATTTGGCATATCGAAGATTGCTCGATATGTATTATGACAGTGAGCAGAAAATCCCACTTGATACCCAGTGGGTTGCCAGACGTATCCGAATGGAACCCAGTGTGGTTTGTGATGTGTTAAACGATATGTTTACCAAGGAAAAAGACGGTTGGTTTCACGCTAGATGCGCTGATGTTATTCAGCAATATCACGCAATGGCTGAGAAGAACAGGGCTAATGGTCGCCTTGGAGGACGCAAAAAGAACCCAGTGGGTTCCGACTCGCATCCCATCGCTAAGGCAACTATAAACCATAAACTAGAAACCATAAACGATAAACCAATTGGGAAGACGCATCGCGGAATGCGATTGCCAACCGAGCTTGAAATTCCAAACGAGTACATTGCTTTTTGCCATTTAGAACGCCAAGACCTTGACCCGCATAAAGTTTGGGCGCAGTTCAAAGACTATTGGACAGCACAGCCAGGGCAAAAGGGCGTCAAAACCGATTGGGCAGCAACATGGCGCAACTGGGTGCGAAGGCAAGACGCGCCCAAGACAGACATAAGCAAGACAGGCCAGATGAACAAAACGGTTCAATCAGGGTTAACCCGAGGACTTATTGGAGGTGGCTCAAATGTCAAATTACTTGGAATCTGACTTTTGTGAAATTGAAGACGGGCTGGATTACACCTTTGCTGTGTTGGGTGCAATTTACGGTGCAGCGTTTAGCAGACATTTTGAAGGCATGAACCTTCAGGTGGTGCGCAAAGTATGGGCTGACCAGCTTGGTCGCTTCCTGACATATAAGCCATCGCTGGATTACGCCATCAAACGGTGTTCACCAGACTTTCCACCGAGCGCTATTAAATTCCGCGACTTCTGCAACGCAGGGCCAGAGATTCCTGTTAAGCCTGTTTTGCGGATAGAGCGTCAACCAACCCTGCATGAGCGCATGGCGACCGAGAAAGCGAAAGCCGAGGCGCTGGCAAAACTTGCCGAATTTAAAAAGCAATGGGGAAAAAATGAATTATGACCAAGCAAACCGAATCCTTGACCGAGCCAAAGAAGGCCAGCAATTTAGCCTTGCTGTCATCACAAGAGCGCTTGGCCTTACGGGAGACATTGACCCAGACCGAGGCGAAGGAATGGATTATTCGCTACAAAAAGAAGATGAAGGAAGAAGGCCGCAAGGAGGCGTTTTACTGGTGGCAGACAACCCTTGAAGACATTGCCAAGCGTAGAGGCCAAAAAGCCGCTGATGAATTAAGAGATCGAATGAACTTACTGAAAGACACAAAATGACATTTATGGTGACCTTTGAGGT